GCTCTAATGAATCGTTTCCTAAGCCTGCAGCTTTGTTAGCGAGTTGCAATTGTTGCTTAATCAATGGTGCATTATCTAAATCAGCTTGTGCTCTTTGAACTTCAAAAGGCTGCATTGCTTTTGATCTGTCGTTAGAAAGCCTTTGACTTTCTGTGATTTGTTTCTGTTGCTCCATCTCATTCTGAAACTTCTGATCACCATATTTTTCATCACGCTCAAGATTGCGCTCGTTTTGAGTCATTTGTTGCTTCGACACAGCATTCCGATTTGATGCATCACGAGCATTATTAAACGCATCAGGTAATGCTTTCAAACCGCTAGATATAGCTTCACCAAATGATTTCTCTCGGTCTTGTTTAGACTGAGACGCCATCATCTGGGTTTCTCTTGAATCTCTTTGGTATCTGTTCTGGTTATCCATTGCATACTTATAGGCCTCTTCAGAAGGACTACTTTGACTCGCAATGATAGGCTGATTTACGTCGGTTGCTGCTCCATAGAATTCTTCGCTGCCAATTCTTGCCATCGTTGAGCTTCCTTCGCTGAAAATTCATGAAAGTCTGGAAATATTTTCCAATCTTTATCGCAAATATTACTTATCAATAATATAGAATTATCAGCTAAAGTTAAAGCCATCCGAGGACTTATTTGCGCAATTACTTCTCTACCGTCATAAGTCTTTACTTTAACATCTACTTCCATCTTATGATTTATTACTTTGTATTTCTTAAATCCAAAAAGCTTTCTTTTGATGCCGATAGTGTACATTACACCCTCCTAATTTGTTAATAACCTCGAATCGTCTGGCTCGACGATAACAGAAGCATAAGATTCTACTAAGGAAAATTCACTTAGTCCAACAATACTCATCTCTAAAACATTATAAGTTGTCAGGTTTAAAATTCCTGGGAATCTGTTATTTCCCGATATTCTATTGACAGAATTGAGAGCGGTTACATTGTCAAAAGCTCTCGATAGGATATTCAAAGATACCTCACCTTGAACTTTAAGAATTATATAAACCCACTCATTTTGTGAGAAATTTGGCAATACTAGCTTTCTTCTCTCACCAGCATTGAGCAGGAATCTATCAGTTTCAAAGTACAAAGTATTATCAACGTCATCATAGTTGATAGCGGCAAGTAGTCCATTGGTATATGGAATATCTGGCACGTTATCATCAACAATGTGAATCATTGAATTAGTAAACATTGTAAATGTGGAAGAGGACATAGACACCTCAGCTATATGCGCTTATATCAATTTCGCCAACATTTGCAGTGCCACTAATTGCCCTTACGCTTATTCTTTCGCCTAGTGGTATTACTAAATCAATAGATATCCCTCCAGGCGGTATAATGCCTACCCTGGTTTCAGAACCTGATCCACCAACTCCAAGCTCCATAGTCTCACCTGAGCTATCGAATACATCAATGTGAGTGACAGAAGCAGATACCGAGCCAATGACTTGCTGCCATGCTCCAGTAGTAACCGGCGTGATTAAATAGTCCAATCGCCCTGATCCTGCGTAAATTCTTGCACAGCAGCTACTTGACATTGATGGTATTCCTCCAGAATCGCTAGGTGTTGTCAAAGGTGAAACAAGCCCGTAATAATTATTATCATCGTCCAAATCAGGTACTACGAACATTGTATATTGCATTGCTGCAGTAGCTGTATCCGATGGGTTATATACTGCTATATTTGTGAAAAAATCACAAACCGAATACCTTCCCACCTGCGTACTAGTACCTTTGACAAGTACATTGCTTGCCTGATTTCCAGTAATAATACTAAATCCAGCGATCCCTTTGATCCTAAAAATACAGTAAAGTCTTTCAGTAGTTCGGTCATAACCAAAAGGCATTGGTACTTGCTTCTTTGCTCCAGGAGCAAGTTGCAGATATCCAGAAATTTCCCTTGGTATCTTGAGCATAACAGGCTGCTGCTCTTTTAGCTCATAGACAACATTAGCCCCTGTCTTGTTACTCGTTTGAGAGCCAAGTACTAACCTGTTATTAAATCGGCGTAATGCTAACATCAGCCGTACCCTCCCCCGTAATAGCTTACGCCTTGCGGCGGTCGGTAAGCCATGACAGGAGCAGTATTTGCATTTATATTCTGCGTGGTAGCGTTACCTACCGCGCCGCCTACTGTTGATCCTACCTGAGCACCTGCAGGACCACCGGCGAAAGCTCCAGCCACCGCGCCGCCTACTTGAAGCCCTGCGCCTAAGATAGCGTTTTGAGCATTGATAGACTGGTTTGCAGTAGCCATCTTGCTATAAGCATCCATCATGGAATCACTGACCTTGCCCATGGCAATATTCTGCCCCATTTGGCTTCTCATCTGCTCATCATTGAGACGTTGATTTGCTAGTCCTGTATCCATGTTGTAAGTTTGGCTATTTCTATCCATACCTCGGTTGTATTGAGACATTGTAGAATTGTACCCTGCACTAGCAGCAGCCTTTTCGGACCCTGTTATTGCGTTGCCAAATCCATATTGCTCATTTCTAGCATTTTGTTGCCTAGCTTGATCCCCAGCTTCTGCGCCCATGAATCCTTGGCGCTGCCTTGCTGCTGTGTCGATAGCTTGCTGGCCACGGTCATATTGTTGCCCAGATTGTAATAATCCTTGTGCTACGCCTTGATCACGTAAGTTCTGCATACGCTTTTGAGTGTTTGCAAAGGCTTGACCAGCTTGCGCGGCATTGCCTTGTTGCATCATCATCATTTGCGAGCCGGTCATAGGAGCACCAGCCCCCATTTGCTGGGCATTGGCTTGCGCCCCAAGACTTTGGAGCATACCAACATCTTGCATTCCAACACGGCCCTGATTAACCGCTTGTTTTTCAAAAAAGTCTCTTACACCTTTTTGCACAGGGTTATTCATATTGCCAGCATCTTGCAAGCTCATAGCCTGAGAAGCGTTTTGGTCAGCCTGTTCCATGGCATTCTTAAAACTAGGCTGTATGCTATTCGTGTAAACCTTATCAGCTCTTTGAGCTTGGTCTTTCGCGCTAGTCATCAAGCCTTCAATGCGTGATTTATTGGCTTGTTCGCTTGCTTGTAGGCTATTTCCGTAGGTTTGATCTGCAGCATCTGCAGTTTTATCCATACCTGCACGTTGGGATTTAAAGTCTTCTAAGCGTTTAGTTTGCTTTTCATGTGCAAAATCAGACGTTCTACCCATTTGATTTAAATAATCGGTAGCTGTTGCGCGTCCTTCTTCTCTAGCCCTTTGCATCTCTTCTTCAGCCTGAGCAGCTTTCTTTTTTGCTGGCTCTTGAGACATCCCCCAAGCTTCTGAAAGCCCAGAAGTAGCCACTGCGCGGCCTAATCTGGCAGGATCTTGCACAGTATCAGAAGCTCTACTCACTGTATTGCTGACTGTTTCCTTGGCTTTATCGAAAAAACCCATATATTTTATCCTTCAAAATATTGAAGATTATCGCCTTCCAGTAACAAGCTATCTACGCCTACATATTGTAGCACCCATTCAGTACCTAAGTGAACACCGCTTAAGCGTAATCTTACGCCCTGACCTTCAGCAGCTTGATTATCTTGTCTCATTTGCGTGTAAACTTGATAATTTCCTGCGCTATTATCCGATAAAGTCAGCGTATTGGAAACAAATTCCTTAGAAATTGGCGTTTTATAACTAAACTCAATGGTTTGTAGACCTTGGTTTGGCGGTATGTTGTTACTACTTGGCAATAAGTTGAGTTTAAAAAGTAAATGACTGAATAAAAATCTATAGAAGTTTTTAACGCCATCAGCCACCCAAAAATTGCTTTCCCAAATGTAAGAAATTCCATTATTCACGCTCTCATAAATGGGAAAATACCTGCTAGGCACTAAAAAACCCGTAAAGTATGAAGTAAGCTCATTGGGTAAGACGACTTCAAGATAGTTATTGGGGAAGGTGCCACCTTTACCAGAAATTTGTGTAAAGATATCTGCAATTCCCGCTTCACCGCTATAGTCCTTACCTTGCTGTACGCATAACTTACTTCCAACGGCGATATTGTTATATGAAGTCTGGTTGTAGCCACCGGCCAGATAAAATCGAAGGGTTCCATCGACAGGCTCTGACACCTGTTTAACCATAAACTCATTGCCAGGAGCAAAGTCACCAGCTCTATTTCGGTAATCAAAAAATACTGATCGTTGGATAGTTTGAGCAGCATCTTTTCTAAGTCCAATAAGGCTTCGAGTTCCATTGGTTCCACGGTCAACACTACTCCGATCAATCGGTACTTTTAAAGCCCAATCAATTTTTGAGTCAAATTCCATGTAAAAAAATTGCTCTGAAATAGTATTATACACTAAACCGCTTGATTTGCCTGTAGTGCTATTTTTCTTTTGGTAGAACCAAACAATCTCTTTTGTTTCTTCCAAATATTGACAGGTTATATCTTCCGTCTTGTTTGGATCATATAAAGAAAAAATATCAGGCTCAAGATCTACAGATATCTTTTTAGGTATTCCAATGCCGTTATCAAAGTAAACTCCAGTTGGTCCCCAAAAGTAAAGCTCACCTTCTGCAACGATTGCCGACTTGCTAGAAAAGGCTGTAACGGTAGTTTTTGCAGACAGCACAAAATCAGAACCATCAAGATCAAAGCTTGCGATAGTATCTGGTGATACTTGAATCGGTGAACTTATTTTGTTTCCAGTAAAAGTACCTATGTAAGTTTCTTTTGATCCAAATACAACAATGTTTCCTGTCTGTACCGTTTCGCCAAAGAAGTAATGAATAATCATACCTCTAAACTCACCATTAGGGCAGGTTACAGAGTTTCTGAGAGCGTACGAAAATAGATTATTTCTATCTGAAAATACTAGGCTTTGAGCAGATAACCAGAACAATCTTCCTTGGAAAACTTTCACGTCTGTATAAACGTCTTTTGGTAGCGGCGAATAATCGTTAAAGGCTCCAGGCTGACCACCTGGCAAGCTTGCAATAGCGCCTTCACAAGCCCATAGCTCTAAATGAGAAGGATAATACCAATATTTTGCAGCATCAATTTGCAAAGCAGGTAGCCATTCAAACGAGCCAAGCTCTCTATAGTAAACTCGGTATTCCAAATAATTTAACGGCGTATTGTTTGGACTTCCATCAGCGTTAAAGCTTAAAGGAAAAGGTATATTTCCAGCATATCCAAAAGCATTTTTTTGCAAGTAATCGGTAGATTTCTCATCTCTAAATAAAGATATCCTCACAAAATCATCGGCGTCAGTTTGAAATTTTGCAGGTTGACCAACATTGCTCTCTAAATTTATTTGTTTATCATAAATCGAAAAGGCAATTTCATATGTGGTATTTTGTCTTAGTACACCAGTATCAGCTTCTCCAAGCGTAACGTGTACAATTCCATCCCTAGCAGCAGCGCTATCCTTAGCTAATGGTGTCCCATCAACGTAGTCAGGCCATACCGCCCAGCAGGTAGCTTTTTCGATTTCATTCTCTGTATAGTTAGCAGCGCCACCTTCTGTTAATGTTTGGCGTGTTATCGGTACAAATACAGGGTTACACGGATCAATATACTGTATCAAAGTACCGTCATGGTTTCGCTGCCAGTCTTGAACAATAGCCATAACAGCCTTTCCAGGAGCTGCAGCAATTGCAGTGTATCCGCTGTTTACTGTGCTTTGACTGTCATTATATAAAACCGTTTCGATATCTGTATATGTGGGAGCTGCAGCATCAAGCCTAGGTACTCCAGTACCTGAACCTATTGCGCTAGTGATATTTGGAGCAGTATTATCTTGGTTAAATGCTGATGCAAACGTACTAGATTGAGGTGATACAGTGTAATTATACTGCCTAACTAAAGAACCGTTTTCATCCAAATTATAAAAACTCATCTGTCTTACGCTATCCCTAAAATTTCTTGTGTTAAAGAAACTAGGCAAACCCATAAAATGATTATTTGATACTGCACTATCTGGTTTTGTAAAGTTTGGTAGTGCGGTTGTGTTGCTGTTAGCAGTGCTTAAAGCCCTACCTGCTACCCACTGCATCGGTACATCTTTGCCACTTACAGTTAAAGAGGTAATGCTGCAAGAATACAAAGAACTAGATACGCTTAAGAAATTATTCAAGTCAGTTAAAGACGTGCTATCTCTTAAAGGGAACCTTTGCACCAATGGATCCAGGTGACTTAAAGGTGCACTATAAAGATCCTGCACAGCAGGAATAAGCCCACTAGCAACATCATTATCGTGTCTATATAATCCACCTGTGTAAGATCCTCCAAATACAAAATTAATTCTGTTATTGGTATCTGCGACTATCCAAACGTAGTGAACTTTCTTTGAGCTGATATCTGACCATGTGCCTAGCGTAACAGGCACAAGCCCAAGAACTCTATTTCTATTCTTGAACCTGTGTGTGCCTGTGTTTGATTCGCTTTGCATTAAACCAACAGGAGACGTATTAGCGCCATCTGTATTGCTGTGCCCTGGAATTGGTGCCATACCATACCTTGGAGCTTGCCCTGACTGAATCCCAGCAGTTGTATTATAGCTGTTAGAGCTTTGAACCAAATCAATATTAAAATTGCTTTTGTTCGGCCTTAAACCATTGGTAATACTGAATGACTGGAATCTAGTAAGTTTATACATTAGATAGCCCTTGTTTGTTCCATTAATTTAGCAAACTCTGTAGTGATTTTTGATCTATCAGATTTGTTTTTCTCAATTTCTGCGCTTAATACATAAGTACAAAGAAATTCAACGGTACTAGGATTATATAATCCCATGTTATTCTCTTTGTTCGTTTGATACTGCTTTTGAAGGTTTTCGTGTACCGTCTTAATCTGTCTCATAACTCTAAAATCTGACAGCGCACGAGCTTCTTTAAGCTTGTCACCATACTTTTTTGATATCTCTTTTGTAACTCTTTCCTGCTCTTTCTTACCTTTTTCCTCATCTTCAGCATAAAGTCCAGTAAGGTTTGTAAGAGCTTCTAGCATATCGTCTTGAATCGGCGCGTAAATGATACCAGTATGATCAGTTTCACGCGACATTGTACCATCACGCCCACCTGTCAGCCACATCAGCAGATTAGGATCTTTGATGAGCTTAGGTTTCTTATAGTCAATCATAAATGCGCCGCTTGGCTTATCTACAATCAATTGAAAAGCAGTCTTATCATCAAACACTGCTTCAGGGTTTCTCATCAAATGATCATGCATCCTTGGCTGAAAGATCTTTGCTAGTGGACTAAGACAAACGACATAGCTACTTACGGGTAAAAATGCTTCTTCCATGAAGATACCTCTCTCAAATAAAATTGTTAAAACAAAGCTATTTTGCCAGCATTGTCTTATTCATAGCCTTAAGCTCTGAGTAAGGAATATGCTGTGCAATATTGCTTAAATTCATTTCTTCAAGTCCATTTTTAGCGATCCTATCCATAAGATCGGGATTGTTTCTAACTGCCTCGAAAGCCTTATCTGCATATTCTTGCCTATGATCTTCCAGGCTCTTCTTCTCTTGATCCATCTTTTTAGTTTTGTTTTCTTCTCGTTCCCAGATAGCTTTCTTCTGCAAATCAATTTCTTCAATATACTTTTTGCAGAATCCGTAAGAAATTTCTATGTTATGCATTACACCTAAAACTACTTTCCATTTTGTCAGACTTGGGACTATCGGCGCGTTATAATATTCAATTATTGACCATGATCCGTCAGTGTATTGATTTACGTCAAGTTGCGGATATCCCATCTCAATAAACCACTTATGATATTTGGAGCAAATATAAGAGATATTAGACATTCTAATTTCCTCAACCGTTAAATTCTCTGAAAGTGATAGGACTTTTTGTACGCTTATTTACAATCATAAGCATCCTTTCTTTCCATTCCATCTCGTAATTGCTCCATTCTTTCATATCTTTCCCAACACTTGAAGCTAATAAAGACGCTGCTCTCCATTTTATGAAATGGATCATACACCGATCAAATTCAGTAGGCAGGAGCTGGCCATCAGCAACTAGGATTTGTGGATAAGTACAATATTCAATCTGAACGTATCCAACACCACCCTCAGCAGGAGCAGGGTTAAAGTAAATCTTTTGGTCAACAATCCTATACCTGCTAGGGAATTGCGTCATTCCAGCAGATTTTTGCCACTGAGCTGCAAGCGTAGCATCATCGTAAATTAAAGGAATGTATCTATTTCCTACAAGGTATCTAACCTCATCAATTACGGAAATAAACGGCGGCAAGTCAACAGTAGGAAAATTGTTCTGGCTATCGAGGTGAACAATCTTTCTAAGCCATCCCTCACCAGCCATAAACATTTCAACGGCGATATAGTCGATACAATCTTGAATTGCATCATTTAGCTTCTCATCTGTAAAAAATCCCTGATATCCGCCATCCTTTTGAAGGACTCGCAAAATCTGACCTTTAACCTCACCTCTAGATATACTCATGAAAATCTAGCCTTTCTTTGTTGCGCCATTTCCCACGCTGCAGCACTAATATCATCATCATCAGCAAATGGATTTTTTATAATCTCAGTATCTTCAAAATCTGACAATTCTCTAATCAAATACCTAAGAGCGGCTTCACCGTCATAGTGTCCCCAAGTACACTGGTCATAATCAATATCATTCAATTTGTCTTTATCCCAAACACAAGTAGTCAAATCTTTTAAAAGCATTTTACATCTTGGATGAATCAAAATTTCATCCTTGTAAAGCTTCTCTTTGACCTGCAGTCTGTTGCCTAGTGTATCAGCTTTTTGAGCATTTTTACATGGTATGCCGCGCCTGTTAAGCTCTTTTATTTTCTGTGGGTCGTGGTCCGCTGCGCCTGCAATTGATCGGTATTTCCACATTGCACGCCTTTGATCGAAAAGAGTAAATATTTCATCAAGTGTTTTTTCTCTTTCATAAATTTCATCAAATATGTGAATTATTTTGTTCTTCACATAAGCGAATAAAATACAGGTAGCGTCCGTGAATCCCCAATCAATAGCAAAGACTACAGTGCGGTTTTCGTCTGGCAATGCCATCTCAGCCGTAACATGCTTATTCATGTCTAATTCGCTGTATACTTTACCCTGAAAAGTAACCCATTCGCATTCGTACTCTTGCCTAAAAACATCAGGATGCGTGGTTTTTTTAATGTAGTCATACGTTTCGCGGTCTACTAAACCCATCTCAACCATCTGACCAAACGACACCATAAGCCTTTGAAAATCGTACGTTTTGTAATCTTCCCACATGTCATACCAACCATTACGCCCATTGTTGGTACTTTCTAGCAGGCAATACCCACTAGAAAGCCTAAGCGTAGGCTGCACCACTTTATCAAACACGTCTTTGATAGTGTGCCCGTGTTCGATCTTTGAGAATGCCACCTCTGACCAATGCACTAGGCCAAACGTACCACCTCGAATCCTGTCTGGCTCTTTATCCACTGATTCTATGTAGCATACTGCAGAAGGGTTTGATTTATATTGAACAAGTTCTGTGTTGATCTTAAAAAGATTCTTATCAAATATTCTTATATGCTTTTCTCTGACAGCTCTCTTTGCTGATTTCTTATCCTTGGCAAGAAATATGCATTGTTTAGCGTTTGGTGCTTTCAGAAGGTTTTCTGTAAGCCTTACGCCTAACTCGGTCTTTCCTCCGAATTGCCTTGGTAGGCATAGAAGCAGCCGCTTATGCTTAAAGAAAAGACTAGCCGCTAGCAATTGTAGCGGCCTGTAATCTTTGATATCAAACATGACTAGTACATTTTAGATAGTTTAGAACTTAGCGATTGGCTCTTTTTGTTCTGAACCATCGTAGAAAGAAGTTGCTGTCTTATTTCAGCGCGAATTTTTACGCGAGCTTTAGGGTCAGGAATCTCGTTTGCTTCTCTAAAAGCGTTCAGCAGCTCTTGAGGTGATAGCTCATAGTGTTCCATCTCTTCTCTATGCATAGCTGTTCTAGCTTTTTCTGGTATCACCTTGTTTACAAAGTGACTAACCATTTTCTTTTGCATTTGACCAGATTTTTTTATCTGATCCCATACTTCAGGAGAAGAGCTTTGAAGCTTCTTAATTTCTTCCACAATCAAGTTTGCAGCAGCAGAAAACACTTGAGGGGCATATCCATCACTGCCATATAATCCGCTCAATGTGTTTTCAAGCAAGTTATCGATTGAATTGAAAGCTTGCCTATCAGCGATAACCATCGGATCGGATATTTGCTGTACCTTTTGATCTAAGCTTTGAAGCCTTTTTTCCATCTCCTTAGCACGTTGTCTTTCTTCAAAAAGCTTCACTGCTAGGTTAGTCGTCAAAGGTATCGGCGTACCATTCTTGTCAGCGTTTAAAGCTTGCTCAAGATAATGATCTAAAAAGGCTTGATCCTCATCTACTTGTGGAGCAGATTCAGGGTTAAATACTTGTCTTAATTTATCTACAGTTTTTGCTGATTCGCTTAAGCTAGAAATTTGTTTCCTAGAATCTGCAAGCTCTCTTTGCATCTCGCTGATTTGCTCGGCGGACCATGAGGGGCCTTCTGTAGTTGGGTTTGATGATGGTTGATTCTCTGTAGTTGTCTCAGTAGACATTCAATCACTCCTTGATTGCATCAATCAAAATTTAAAGATTTTACCAATCCCCTTGCCTAACTTTCCTATGTAAGCAGTGATGATATTATCAGGTACTAAAGTAGCTTCTTTCACAATTTTAATTCCACCAGCTTTGCCTCTAGGTAGCAAATCAAGGCCAGTCAGCTCCTTGCCAAAATGCCTCGACCAACCGCCTTCTGGGCGTGGTGGCGTCTCAAAAAAAGGAATAAAACTATCAGGCACAGTGCCCCTTCTTACCATCGGATTGGTTTTCTTTATAGTCCAATTTGTCATTGCATTTGTCAAGTCATTTGACTTGTTATCATTTAACATCTCTTCGTAATCCCCATCATAGAAGGGAAGTCCGAGCTGTTTCTTTTTTAACATCACATCTAGTTTACGAGCTTTGATGGTTTCTTTATCTTCACTTTTAATGGCATTGAAAGCCATTTTTGCAGCTTCTGTTTTAAGCTCATAGGCCATCATTTCATCACCAACACCACGAAACAAAGCCTTTTCAGCCGATGTTAGCCCAGCATGGTTAGGAAAAAATAGCTCTGATATCATGAAACACCCATCATTTTTCTTTTTTGTTTTCGTTCAAGGTAATTTGCTATCTCGTTTTCTACTGCATCAACGCCAAGCCCCTCATCTCCACCATGAAAGCCACCGACTAAAGCACCAGTACCAGCGCCTAGCCCTGCTCCCATAGCTACCTTAGCCTTGTCTTTTTGGTTCACAAGATCACGCATTTTATTGAAAATTAGATTGTCTGAATCTATCAGGCCTTCAGCCTTCTTACCCATTGAACCAAACTTAGACAGCAGTGCTTTATTTTTCATAAGCCCAGCTAATCCAGCTCCAGCCATCCCACCGACTAATGCTCCACCAATCATGCCGCGCCTACTATTGGCGTTTTTCTCACCTTTCTTTGGAGCGCCAAGAATAGATTCACCGATGCCGATACCTACAGGAGCAGAAGCTCCCCCAAGTAATCCGGCACTAGCTGCAGCCTTTAAAATGCCTTTACCCTTTGCACCGCCTAGCAATGCACCAGCGCCACCGATTCCAGCGCCACTAAGGCCACCGGAAAGTGCTGCTAGTCGCAAGCGTCTCATCAGGGTATCGTCATTTTCTTGTTCAATATCCATTCCGGCGCCTCAAGTTTTCAAGCATTTCCTCATAATCTGATTCGCTCATCTCGTGCCCTGGCATAGAATCCTCATCATCAGATTCATCATCGGATAAATAAGCAGCCGTACCAAGTCCACCAGCTCCGAGCATAGCAGCCCCAGTAGTCTTAGGATTTCTTTTAGCAAATGCAGCGCCGCGAATTGCTCCAGACCTTAGATAAGGTGCAGCCTTTGCGGACTTTGCAAAGCCCTTTGACGTAACCTTGCCAACATCTTCCGAGAGCTTCACGGCACCAGTACCAAGATTTTTAATCAAGGTCATTATTGCTTCTCTTGATGATCCCATTTTCTACTCCTCGTCATCGCCCATTAAATGAGACAATCCTACGCCACCAGCAGCACCAGCCAACGAGCCAATTCCGCCAATTTTTAAAGCCTTAGCTAGTCCAGGATGTTTTTGAAGATACATAAGCAAATTTCTGCCAATCTTGCCTTCTTTCAAGTGCTTGATTGATCCAGAAGCGTTACCTTTTGGCATTTCATGGCCATACTTAGCGTAACCGCCAAGTAAACCAGCTAGTCCACCAGCACCGCCGCCTGTCATTCCTGCTAATACGTCTTGCTCACCTTGTTTCATTTTTAAACTCCTAAAAGTTAATATGTCTTTTGTTTCATCTCATCATAGTACGCCATCAAATCCTTAGCATCTTTTTTTCTAACCTTTTTTGCTTTCTTCAATGCATCATAGCCATCTTCATATAAATACTCTGCAAAAATTGGAAAATCTGGTCTTTTCCCTTTTAATGGTGCCTCTGTAAGTTTAGCAGAAAATTCAGCTTTAGATAACTGTGGAGCCTTTGCAGTCTTATATAATTTAGCCGCCTCTTCCATATTGCTCACAGCAGGTGCCGATACCTCAAGATTATACAGAAGCTTTTGAAGCGCCTCGTTTTTTGTTCCATATGCAAATTTTTTCAAAGCAGCTAATTTGCTCATAAATTCCTATTCATCGTCAAAAATCTTTAAATAATCTGGTAATTTTGTAGATTCAATGATTTTTCTACGTTTTCTCTCCTTGTTAAACATGGGAGATATTCCGTCAGCCTCATTCAATTCACGTCCTAATTTGTCATAAATTTTAAAAGCGCCTTTTGAGGTTGATTTATTATCTGATACTATATTTCCATATTGCTTTGATAAAGCTCCATATGCCTTTGTACCAAGTCCTTTACGCTTATTTTGATCCTCATATATTTCAGAAAGAGACATCATTGCACGTTTTTTGTTTGATCCTAAATCTGTTCTGGCAATAAAAATTCCTAGCGAGTCATTTACGTTATCCCTATTTACTAAATTCCAGATATCATCAACGCCAGAAGTTTCAAAACCATCCCTTGTAAAATAACCGCCTGCCTCTTCAGCTCTTTCTAGTTTTAAAATTAGATTATCCGATAAAGGAATTTGTGGGAGTTTTCCATCTCTGTTAATTTTTTTAAGCATTTTTTTAAAATATTGATTACCAGCAGCGCCTTCTTTAGCAGCCATACTTTCAAGAAATTGAATAAGCGAATTATATTTGCTCATAAATAATCTTTACTATTTTTCTTAGGCTTTGGGCCTGGGTAATAGTCTTCTTCTCTGCCTACTTCACCTCTGGTAAATGGTGAACTTATATCATTTGGGCGTGCATATTCTTCAGTAGCAAACCAAGATTCGCCTGCGTGCTTTAACGGGTCAATATCATCTTTCATTGCCTGTAAGAATTCTTCTTTAGTCATTTGACGCCTTTCGACGCCCTTTGCTAACTTGTCAGGCTTGTCTTTTTTTTTTGTCTATGTCTATGAACTGATTTCTGCCATCCAGCAGGTTTACCAGTATTAGGGTTTACCTCATCAAGATCACGGCGTGTAATGTCAACAAAGTAATCATAAGGATCTTCACCTTCAGGAGCATCACCCAATTGGTCGGCAACGCCACGCATAGGCATATGCCCACCACCGCCGCCATAGATGTTATTTACTATGCCTTGCTGTTCTTGCTTGCGTCCTATTTCATCTAGGATCCTTTGACGCACTGCTGCAAGTAGAGCGTTATCATCTACGTTTTTACGAGCCATTTAAAACCTCGTTAAAGTAAAAAGAGGAAAACAGGGGAATAATCCCCTGCCTCCTCTCTTCAATTATATTGTACCAGATTGGGAAGCGTAACCGTAGATATACCCGATTGCGTTACGTTGGTAAGTTACAGTGTTAGCCCAGAATCTGTAGAATCCAGACATTGCATCATAACCGACTCTGAAACGGAATTCGTTTCCATCTTCGTCCGCTAGGCTTGGAGTATCTGAGTAATCTGTTGCGAAACAGAATGCATCATGGTTCCAAACATAGTTAATTGTGGGGTCGCAGTTTTTGTCTTCCAACATTTCAAAGCTTCCAGGCTTCTTACCTTTTTCATCCGATCCCATTTTCAAAGGACTAAATGTTAAGTTGCTTGCGCCTGTATCGAAAGTATTGGAATTGAATCGACGTTGGTTTAGGAATCCTGACAAGTAGCCACGTTTCCATGCTGGGTTAAATACCATGCGGTTAGGGTATACACCCGATACTTGGTATTGAGAATCCCACATCAATTGTAGCAATTCTTGGTTAGGTGAAGCATTTGCTGCGTTCACGTTTGATGGTAGCCATAAAGCGTACTGAGAAGGATTCAAACCACCCAAGGCAACAGTAGCATCACAAATACGTGATAATCCTGTAATGTGGCGTCCATCAGTAGGCTCTCCAGCAGCCAAAGCGTTATAAACAACCAAGACATCCCCTGCAGAAGCTCCAGCAGGTACAGCAGCCGATCCATAGGTGTCATCAATGTAAACTGTTCTGCTCAATCGATCCACTGCCTTGATAGCAATTTTGATCGATCCTCTTTTGGTTGTATAAGTAGAATCGTACCAGTCTAGTTTCATACCGGCGCGTAATCTCATAGAAGAGATAACTTGGAAGCTAGTTTGTGTCGCAGTAGCTGCAGAAATTGTAGCTCTGTATCCACGGCCATTACCGTAAAGATCCGAATCAAGGTTAGACATAAATGAAAGCAATGTGCCCTTCATTGTATCGTCTAAGTATTTACCGTTTGGACGTCCATCTTTATGACCACGCGATCCAGCGAAAGTAGTCATTTCGATGGTGCTGTACATTTGTTTGACTCGGTACTTAGCAAATACGCCTTTTGGAAAGTCAGCTTCTGGCAGTCTTTCATTGTCGTTAATTGCTGAATATGATTCGTTTAATTGGAATTGTACCGGCACGTTGAAATTGTTTCCGTCAAATTCGACTTCCCCACTGTCAGCTTTTTTGATAAAGTTGTAAAGTGAAGACTGAACATGATCTTGATACTTAACATCATCAAGATAAAGTTCCTTTAGTAAACCAAAACTTTCTACATCTGAAAAGGTTGCACCTGACATTGAAATACCTCCATGTATTTGTCAAAGTTTGTCGGGCGTCAATGCCCTTTTAAAATTCATTATACAGGTTTTCTCATGGCAAAAAAAGAACCAAAAAAAATAGACCTGAATAGACTAGATTATCTTCTATCCGAGGGAATAAGTCTAGTGAGAGCTTGCGATATGGCAAAGGTGCCCTTGACGTTAGCCATGGAACACCTTAAAAAGCAAATGGTTTTAAAGACTTATGAGCCGCATACACTCAATATGGTAGGATCAAAGGCTCTTGAAGCAGGTCTTAAAGGCCTGATAGCCTTGTCTGAAAGTATGGTGCCTCAAGTGCGGTTACAGGCTTGTGCAGAACTAACCAAACTCGCACTATCGGCAAAAAAGCTATACCTAGATACTGAAATATCTAAAGATGCGGAAAAGTCCTCCCAAAAGGCTGCTTCTCTTTGGGAGTTCCGTGATACTGCAAGTTGAATTAAAAAGGCAAATCTGACTGATCATCAAAGTTTCCTTGTAATTGTCCAGGAGCTTCATTTCTTGCGGCTCTTCCAACATTGTCGAAACTAGTCTTTTTATAAGTGGTGCCTTTACCTTTTCCATCATTTTGTACTACTCCGATTGCTCTTACTGTTATTTGTGGCTTGCTGTAGGCCTTACCTTGATATTCCCATGAATTCATCTCAAGATCACCCATGCACAAAACTTCGCTCATGATCGGCAAATCTCGAATGGTACTTGCTACGCTTCCAAAGCATTTAACTTCCCAGACAGAATTTACCTCACCATCTTTGGATTTTCTGACTGTCTCAATAAATCCGGTAGTAAATTCCTTACCGTTTTGACTGGTTTTTGTTTCTTTATTTTTAAGAGTTCCAAAGAATGTTATCTGAATCATTTTTAACGTCCTTAAATTTGTTTAGTGTTGTGTCGTTTTCTCCGAATACCAAAGTCAGCAAACTTAAAAGCATATCAATCTTAAACTGCTTATCTACAATTTCCTTGCGTAGCTCACCTACAGTTTTCAGCAGTGCATCCTTTTCGTTTAACACCTTCTCAGGTACTGCCTTAAGCTTGTTTTCACGCTCTACAGTTTCCTTTTCCTTCTCAGCAATAGCCTTCATTTCCTCTTTCCAAGCGTAGATAGTAGCCCTGGAAACATTAAACTTCTTAGCTGCCTCGCTGATAGTTGTACCTTCTTCAAGCGACTTCATAACAACATGAATTTTCTTTTCTTTCTTACGCATTAAAACACCTCTTTAATCGAAGTCCAGCAAATCAATACATCTCGGTCTACTACATTTATGACTAGGCCAATATCCAAAACTTCCTTCAATTCACCTCTGTAATTGGTCTTATCTGTTAGTCCTACAGTTACGTCCTTGCCACGCCTTGAATCTAAAAACACGGTTTTAACTGGTTCGGGCAATATTATGGATGAACTTATAATATCCCTCTCTATACGATGAATATCTTTGTATTGCTCAAGCGTCAAAGGTGCGGTCTCAGGTTTTGCTTGTGTCTTCTGTGTTTCTTTCGTCATTTGCTTGTTCCTTTCTTTTTTCAACGTACATGTTAATAGTATCTACTAAATCGCTAAACGGCCTGTTTAGTGACTGCTCATGAATGGCTAGCATAACGCCTTTTGAGCTAATGCCTTTCCTGGTACAAATTTCACCTAATATTTTCTTGTGAACATCAGAACCTGTATAAATTTCATTTGCTGCAGGTGGAACAAACGGGCCAGCCTGTTTTACAGGTGCTGATTTATTTTTTGGCTGCTGTGTGGTTTGCTGTTGGCTAGTCTTCTGTGAGACAGCATTAGCATCATCATCTTCAGAAGCAATGCCCACAATGCTACATAAGCTATAACGACGAACATAAGTCAATCCACTCCCCACGCCTTGTGCATTGGCGCGATCTATTGGTACGCTAAACGTACATTGAATATATTGGCCACTGTTATGAAGCAGCATGGTGTCAGCTCCCACTAGGCCATCTCTAAAGAAAGGTGTTTGGACAATCGAAAATCCATTATCTGTTAATGGTTTTCTGCAGGTATCCCAACAATCCGCCAAGTCTGAATAGGTACTTCTAAAATGTGGATTTTCTGCTCCCTTCACTGCGTTTTTTAATGTTGCTTGCACCTTGCACAGTGCAGCAGCTAAGTCTTTTATCTCGTCTGATCTTTGATAGTTCATTAGCCCCTCAATTTGTTTAGTTCATCCATGATTACTTCAATCTCTTCCTTAATAGCTTTGATTTCGCTATTATATTCCTTAACACTTGTTTTTTTTGCGTCCTGCACGTTCATCAGCGCCCTAGTCTGATCTTCGAGCAGTTTTTGTAATTCTGTTTCTTTACTCATTTGCACCTCCAAAAAATTGTTGAGGTACTATTTAAACTATACAATGAAAAGGTGTCAAGCAATATGTCTACTAAATACTTTACAGATAAAGAATTATCCTGCAAATGTTGTAACGTCAATGGTATGCGTCCAGACTTTGTTTTCTTGATAACTGAGCTAAGGATTAAATGGGGAAGGCCTATGGTCATAAACTCAGCCTACAGGTGTGCTAAACACAATGCAGAAGTAGGCGGCACTAATATGTCACAGCATTTAAAGGGTAATGCTGTTGACGTAAAAATATCAGCACCAGACAGATTTTATTTTGTCAAACTTGCCTATAGTTTAGGATTTACTGGCATAGGAATTGATAAAGATTTTATACATCTTGATAAAAGAGAATCTGCGCCTTCACTTTGGAAATATTAATTCTTGACATTGTGTCTAACTCAAGCTTAACATTTCAAAACAAGATCACCAAAAATTAGAAAAGCCCAGCGACTAACTGAGCTTTTCAGAAGAACAAACGAGTAATGCAATGTTAGAAAATGGCTTAAATAAAGTCAACATCTTTTTATCAGTAAATAAAAATCCCCCAGATTTTTCTAAACCGTACCAATATAATGTTGGTTGGCAATGGCTGAAAGCATCAGACTTCAAACAGCTTGGCTCTGTTATCTGTTCAAGGGTATGGTCTAATTCCATCTTCTCCAGTGACACCAGAAGAGAATCAGATTGGAAAGTATCGTTCCTAGCAGCCATAGACGTTGATAGCGGTTACAGCCTATCACAAGCCATAGACGAGCTTAAAGATACAAACCACATCATAGGTACTACCAAATCCCACGGCGTCAAAGGCGATAGATTCAGGATCCTCATACCTTGGGATAAGCCAATAAGAGATATCAATCAATACCGATATAACATCAAAAAACTTATCAAAAAGTATGATGGTGATACTGCTGTGTGTGATGGTGCGAGATTTTTCTGGCCATGCAAAGAGATAGTATCAATTGTCTCTCATCCAGATTGTTACAATCAAGAGGTGTTAGACCATAAAACAGAATCAAAACAAGATACTGCAAAAAAGTATCAACAGTTTGCTCACATGAAAATAACACCACCTTGGGTATTACATGCCTTAAAGTTTGGAGTGAGAGACGGCGAAAGGAATAATTATATTTACTCCATAGCCAAAACTCTCACATTATGTGGCGTCTCAGAATATGCGATATTAGATCTCATTAAAAAAAGTCCTATTCCATTACCTTCAGCCCCAGCTTCAGAAATTGAAAATGCTGTGCGTAACGGCGTAAAAAAAGCTTTAAGTAACAAGTAAATCCATGGGAGTTCTATGCCAGAACAAAACGAGAAGAAAAAGAAAATCAAGATTGCTGTGCTCTTCCAAGAAATGACTGCAGCCATTAACGGTCAATCCCCAATGCTTCCACCATTCTTTGAGAAATTTATGGTGATAGAAAAGCAAAACGGGATAAGACACATCATCCAAGAAATTGATCCAGGATCAAAGGTAGTCAAAAAAGTAGATATGGCCCAGCTAGTATCGACCATTGCCAGATACATCGAAAGAAACTTAGCAAAGCATGATGATTACCGTTGGGACATTGAAACTATCACCAAATGCGCCAAATACTGGCTATCCACCACCAACACATCAGACGAACCAAAGATGATCGCCGAACTATCAGAAGATGTTTACTGCTATCATAGAATTCCCTTTGATAGCGTAGCAAGCCCAGACAAAACACCTTTATTCTCAGAATTCCTAGCGCGTACCACTAACGCCGATGCCCTTGTGATATGGCTAGGTAGCCTTTTCTATGAATGGAGCAGTAACCAGCAATATGTGTGGCTTTATGGTGATGGTTTAAACGGAAAATCTAGCGTGGCAAGGCTCTTCTTTAAGTGTTTTGGTCAGGCTGCAGTATCAGAAGACGCTAACATGGCCACTAGCCGCTTTTGGACCAGCAGCTTAGTTAACAAGCGTCTTGTCGTGTTTCCAGACTGCAACAATCCTACCTTTGTGACTAGCGGACTATTCAAATCCCTTACTGGTGATGATTACGTCCGTATCGAAGGAAAAGGCGAAAAGGCCTACACCGAAAAGCTTTCCTGTAAGTTTCTAATGCTAAGTAACGAAAGCCCAATCATCTCTTCAGGGTCTTCCGATATGCGTAGGGCAATTTATTGCGAAGTAGGCCCCATCAGTGGACCTGCTAGCAAGGAATATGAAGCCCTGCTGTGGGAAGAAGCTCCATTTATTATTGGTAACTGCAGAAAAGCATTCTTAGACTTTCACCAAGAATGCAGTGATTCGATTATTCCTACCAATATCGAAGGCCTGAAAACATTAGCAGAAGAGTCCGAGCAGGAATTTGAATTTATGTTTCACGCCAATTTCAATCGACTTTTTGCCCACAAGCTTGATGAGGGAATTAATGGTTTAGATTTACAAGAGACGTTTAGAAGAGAAAAAATGTATAACCCTCGTGAGCAACATAAGTTTATTAGATTTCTTATGAAAAATCATGGTGTAAGGAAAAAAAGGACTAATTATGGAATTATTTACACAGGCATACGCACCAAAACATTTAATGAGAGAAATGTTTTTATTAACAATTTTGGAAATAACAAAGCCGACTTGGTAGAATATTATGAGAAAAGCAAGTCAATTAAAATCATCGAAGAGCTTGAACCAACACCAGTACCGAAAGAGGCAAAAATCATAGACATTAAGAAACAACCTGGAAGGATATACTTTGATGAACTGTAAAAATGAACCAGACTACGGCGAATTGGAAAATATCACTCCAGAATCTAGCTGGGAAGAGCTGACCTGGGTATTAGACGAGTACAAAATAAGAATTGATTACGACTACGAGACAGCAAAGCTATTCATAGATACCAGTGAATCAACACTTGAAGAGATACCAGACAATCTAAAGCAATGCCTTAAAAATAACCTAGCAAACCTCAAAAGGTTTATACTAGAAACTGATAAAATCAGATTTATGAAAGGAAATGAATAATGGCTAAAGCAAAAAAGAAAGAATGCGAAACTTGCGCCTGTCAGGTTATAGAAAACGGCGAATCAAAATGTGATGATGGTCTTGATCAATACACTGTCATAAAACCGCTTTTTTCATCTATTTTTTATACTTGGCCAAAAGAAGGAAAATGCCCTCTGTATAGAAAAAAACAAGATTAATCAATGTGTACAGTGACACCCAACGCCCATGACAAATCAATAACAATGCCTTCAGCTATCTTGGCCAAAGGCTCACATGATTTGTTATATTTTGTCTTACGTTTATCGTTCAATGAACAAATTGCGTAGCCAGTGACACTAGCAATTTTTTTAACTCTTTGGTGGATAGCAGGAGCACTAAGGCCCAAAATCTTAGATATTTTGTTCTGCTGAAAGCCTTTGGAGAAGTAATAGATAATATACATGTCATCTAAATCAAGGCTTCTGATCTTCAGGTGCGGTTTTATGATCGACATAAGGCTCCCAATCGGTAGCAAAGATAGCGTATTTATCCAATGCAGCAGTTATATTTAAACCCATATCTGTATCTGTATAAATTAAAATATAAAATGAATTGAAACTTAAAAATGCGTTTTTATCATAATGTGGCCGCCTAATCTTGTCATGATATTTTAAAGCTTTCCACAATGTCATTCTTCCACCTCGCAAGTCATTTCTAGCCAGCCAACAATGTTTTTGCCAACAAAATTATGTTTATCTGTATGCCATTCATCTGCGTTATTTGTTGTGTGATGATTCTCATAACCTTTAAAAACAGGCTTATACATAGTAATCTTTTTTGTTTTCTTTGGTTCAACGTATTCTCTAAACAATGCGTGGTTGTTATAAACCATACATAATCCACCGCTAACACCTGCCCATTTACCAGATGTTTCTCTAAAATATGGTTGAAAAGCATCCATCATAGTAAGATCACTACTCATAAACTTCCTACCATCCGGCTTTCCATCGGGAAAGAACTCATCAAGTGTTTTATATGCGTTCATTTCCCAACCTCAACGATGTCTCTTTCTCTATATTCAAAATCCGATGAATCATCTATTTCAAGCGAATCCTCTTCAGCATTTTGAAACTTTTTAATAGCATCAGCAAATGACAAAGCCATTACTTGGGCGGTTGCTTTACCATGATACGTGCCTGTAACTTTGTAAGTCTTATATTCGCTCATTTCCATTTTTCCTCATTGCAATCTAAAACGGCTATCGTTGTCAGGTAATCAAACCTAGCCGTACCACAGGGGTCTAGTTTTGTGTCTTTAGTTGGTCCATTTAGCGCAATCTCTCCTAATCCTTTAGTGGTTCCCCAAATTCGCACTACGCTAGCATTCGTCAGAGTGCAGTCACTCCCGTCTCTTTTAAAATCTCCAACCATCACCCATCCTCTTTGCAAAACGCAAATTTTCTTTTTTGTGTCTTGTTTTTCTAAAACATAATTAATGCCGTTTACTGTAATTTTTTCCATTCCTTAATTCCTCTACGTTAAATGTTAAATAAAAGATTTGCCATAGCCATCGCCATCGCCATAGCCATAGCCATAGCCATCGCCATAGCCATCGCCATAGCCATAGCCATCGCCAAAGCCATAGCCATAGCCATAGCCATCGCCATCGCCATAGCCATCGCCATAGCCATGCCAAGCCATCGCCATCGCCAGAGCCAGAGCCAGAGCCATAGCCATCGCCATCGCCATCGCCATAGCCATAGCCATAGCCATAGCCATCGCCATCGCCATAGCTACTAATATTATCAAACTGATCAAAATCTTTTAAGATTCTATATTCGCTCATCTGTTACTCCAAAATTCGTAGGCAAGCCAAGTTAGAAAAAAAGATAAAGTTGCAAAAACAAAAAATAAATATAGATGAGTCCAAGTGATAGTCCTCTCGTTGTAACAGGCAAAAAAATTTGCGACTATAGAGCAGTCAATCATTTGTCACCTTCAATTTTCAAAATATTCAATTTTCAAAATATTTACTAGCTCATTAACTACTTCTTCAGTCACATTAGCAGCATATTCATGGTTAATAAGTTTGCCAATTTTTTGCAGCAATCTGATTCTTGTTTCTATTGAAATTTCTTTCATATTAAACACTGCTAATAGATCGCTCATTTATCACCTTCAATTTTAAACCAAGATGGCTTTATGAATCGGTCGCTGAATTGATATTCAGTTTCCTCTGTATATTCTATTTCTGTTGCTTCTGGCCAGTTTCTAAGAATCTCCGCTTCATCGTCTGCATACGCAACAATAATGTTGTATTGCAAATCACAAGCGTAACCAGAACACCAATAAGGATGCTTTATAGGCCAATTGATAGGACGATAGTCTTCACCGTTCGCCTTAAATCTTGCTCTGATCATTCATTCACCTTTCCATTCTTTTAAAGCTTTATCTAACTCCTCGTACATATAACAATCTGGCGATTGATCAGGAGGCTCTATTGCAACTCCTTCTTCAAAAGTACCGTTGTGACAATAGCAAGGCATCTTTCCGCCATAGTTAGAGCATTGAGGTTTTAAAATCCTTCTAGCTATTTCACTAGCCTGAGCAACTTTCCTCAGCTTCTCATTTTCTTTTTCAACCTCAAGTAATTGTCTAAGTCTTTTTTCACCTATCAGCGTTAGACGGTCATTTTCCATTTTTACCTTTCCATTCTTTTAAAGCCAGTTCGACTCTATCATAATGAGTCATGTCACTATCGCATGAAAAGCAAGTTTCAGCGCTTTCGTGGTTTAATAAATAATCCTCACTAGCTTCCGCAACTTTCTCAAGTTTGTAGATTTGATCCTCTAAATCTGCAATCCGGTTGTTGTAGTCATTTACTCTGCCTTCAAACAATGCTTTAAAATCTTTTTTAATAGTCTCATTTTCGGATCGGAGGGATTTTAGTTCCTCTATTGCTTTCAGCATGTCGTCTTCTACCGGACCATCCCAACCATACTTTGTTATGTCGTAAACTAATTGTTTTAAATCAAGATTTACTATTTCAGATTTTTCAATATTTTTCATTTGTGACCTCGTAATATTTTTCTAGCAAATCTTCACAATCGCGCCATGCATTTCCAGCTCCCATCATGTCGCCTGTGTCGTACATATCTTCCGCCTCTTTATCTCTTGAGAAGTATTCCCTAGCCACTTCAGCCAAATCCTCAAGCGCTTTCATTCTCAAAAGCAGGGGTTTTATGTTGTTGCGCATTTCGTCAATTAACTTAAAGTCTTGATTAGTTGGTATTTTCCTTTCTGATGGGTGAACTAAATAAAATTCACTAGCATAAATATTTACATCCCATTTAGCAGGTGTCGCCTTCAATTCAAGTTCCAAAAGCCTGTCAATTATTTCGCGCATGTTTCACTCTCATCTTTATGTTTCCTCATTCAACACCTTGTACAGCTCGCACTTAAACGAATCCATTTCATCAATAGCTTTATCCACATTTTCCCTAGTAATAGGTAAATATTCCGCGCAACAATCGCAACCATTTTGTTGAAGATATTTTTTATCATACAAATTTCCAGCTAAATCACATTCAATCCTAATGGCTATTTTTACAATCATTTATCCCTCGTAAATATGAACCAGCAAGTTAGCATTCCTATCACCATAAACGTCAGCATTGCAAGAAAACCAAACACCAAAATAAACAATTTAATTGTCATCATCGACAATCTCCTCATCTATTTGAAGCCCAGATTTTAATATACTTTGACAGTGTTTGCAGGAATGAACTATGTCAATCCATCCTGATTTTTGAGGTAGGCCAAAACGTAGATTGCACCTTGCACATATATATCCGTACATAATAAACTCCTTGCTACATTAGCAATACAAAGCACGTTTAACTATTAAACCTAGAAAGATAGGTATCATCCATACATTCATTTTCATTTATCCAAATAACATTAATTGGATCAAACATTTCGTTAAAATTACTAACTTTCTCTTTGCCAATTGATCCAATATGCTCAATCAATTCTTGCTCTAATAACAATTTTTGTTTCGCTATGATCTTTAATTTACTTTCAAGAAACATCAATCTGTTAATTTCTGTTTTTGTTATTAAATTTTCCATTTTATGAAAACCTCTTTGTTAGTTTTTCATAGTGTTCATTAGCCTTTTCAAATGTTTCATAATTACTTTGAATGCAGTTATTTATTGCAACAGTGTAAGTTTTTTCTCCATACTGACCAACAGGCCTATGTAAAAGCCTAATAAGCCTTGAAAGTTCTGGGTAAGAAGAAGTTGATGTTTCTAATTGCTTAACTACAAATCTTCCTTTTTTTAATCTTGTTTTCATTTTTTTACCCTTTTATTTAGTTACTCGTTTCTTCGATGAAAGGAATATAAATAAAAGGGATAAATGTGTCAAGCATTTTTTGTACAGTGTAAAGTTTTTATTTTACACTATTTAGTGCCAACCTCCTCAGCAGGGCATTTAGGGCATTCTGGTTCCATGGAAAACCACAAGTGACCTATCAAGGTTCCTATCACCAGCATAGCAACAGGTGATCTAAAGCCTAGTCGCTGCAGATTTCTTGATATGCTGCTGCCAACGCCTTTAGAGAAAACTACCCAAGCATCATAAATGCCCAAAATGATAAACGCCGATAAAATTACAATCGCTGTAGTCGTCATTAGTTTATCCCCAATTTCCTAATGTGTGAATCATACCTATCAGCAGCAAATTGGCGAGGTGTCTCATCAATGACTTCTGATAGGATTCGTTTACACCTTGTGCACATTTCAAACAATTTGCCGTTATTCTTCCAGCCTGTCATATACCATTCACCAGGAACACATTGTTTGTCATGATCCTTAATTCTGGTATTAACATGTTGCACAGTAGTGTTATTCATTTTTGTTTATCTTCTCTTCGTTTACGTCTCATTTCTTCCCTAGCCTTACGAGCTTCCACACGAGCATCAATCTTTTCTACCTTTGCCTTTGCTGCAGCTTCAGCAGCAATTCTTTTTTGTTCAATTACTTCAGGTAGATTTTTCCACCGCACGATATAACCAACCAAAGAAAGAATCACTATCACAATAACGGCAATGATAATCAACGTGCTCATGTATCCCTCACTTTCCAAAGTCCTTTTCAGGATATTTTGATGAATAAGCCTTTACTGATAGCATACACGCTTCTTCTAATTTACTCAAAACCATCGCCTTTAATCTTGGATCATTATCTATAAATCCCTCTAAATACGCCGCTAGTTCGTCATATTTGTGTTTAATACCATCCATACAATCAATGCCGACATCGTTCATTAAATACGTTGTGAAATGTTTTCTCATTTTTGATTACCTCGTTGAAATGTTGTAAAATTGTAGAAGGAATAAAATCACAGTGATTTTAGAATGTCAATTATTTTTTGTACAAAGGAGTTTACAATGTCAAGCTCATTGATTGTGCTTATTGTGCAGGGTGTTATTGAGATTATAAAACTTGCTGTGAGCATGAGGAAAGAGGATAAATGTGCGGTTAAAGAAGCTATTTGTAAAGTTAAAGACTTAAACAAAAAGGATTGATATCATTCTCCTATATTAACCTATAGGAGATTGTTTTATGAAAACTTTAGCTACTGTTTTTATGTTTTTGTCAATGGCAAATCCGGTTTTTGCAAATGGTGGAGTATCCATTGAAACTAGGGCAGGTAACAAGTCGACAGGCTACCTAGGCCTTGGAGAAGCCACCTACGCAGAAGAGCGCCTTAACGCTATTCCACTACCAGACAGCTTTGATTGGAATGAGAAAGGCATGGTGTCCCCAATTAGAGACCAAGGGCAATGTGGGAGCTGCTGGGCGTTCGCTATCACCAAATCACTCGAGTCCGCTTTGCTGATTCAAGGCAAGCCTCTCATGAATCTGTCTGAGCAACACATGGTATCATGTGCTAGGGATGCCTATGGATGCGGCGGCGGATTTATGTCATCTGCTAAGTTTGTAGTCAATCCAGGACTAACAGACGAGGCAAGCTTTCCATATGCTGCTAGGAACCTTCGTTGTAAGTCAGGCCTAAAGATCAAAGAAAAGGCAATTAAGTATGAGCTTCTAGGTACCGCAACAAGATCCCCAACAGTAGAAGAAATTAAGATAGCCCTACTCACCTATGGCCCTTTGTATGTTACCGTAGCAGCAGGTGGATCTGGATGGTCCGGCCGTACTGGGGAAGTTACAGGATGCCGCAACAGAGGCACTAATCACATGGTAGTGATCACAGGTTATACAGAAGATAACAAATGGATTGTAGCCAATAGCTGGGGAAGTAATTGGGGAAATAAAGGATATACTTTGATGAAATTTGGTTGCGATAAAATCGCAGAAGATGCAGGATATGTAATCCTTGACCAAATAGCGAATTAGTTGGACTTATTTTTATACCCTAGATTTCTCTAGGGTATATTTTTGCTTACTTTTTGAACTTGTCTACAATTTTCACAATCAAGCCAATCGCATCACCTAAAAGCTCTTTAGCTTCTGCAAGGTCAATATCCTGCAGCTCTCCTGCTTCGATTGAAGCCTTCAAAGAAGATGCTAGGCTAGTTGCATCGCTGATAAGATCGGGCAATTTGAAAACATCGCCCATTCCAATAGTGCCATCTTCCATAACTTCACCAACAGTATCGACCATTGCTGATAGTGATGCTAAAGCTTCCTTGATCTTTTCGATTCCAACCGCCATAAATCCTCCTTAAGGTTTTCGCACAGTTTTATTTTTTCTTCGTGTGTGTCGATACGCCTACCTAATTCACCAATCTTCAGCTCCATCCTTATCATTGTATCAGATATTTCAGTGACTTTGGATAAGCCCCTACTCAGCAATGCAATGGCAACGCTAATCAAAACTTGGTCTATTATTTTGCCGTATCTCATAGCTGCAATTATACTGCTGGTCATGTTGGAATGCAAGTTTGCACAATCTTTTATCAAGTATTCTATAAGAAAAGTGTACAATTTCTTTAGAATGATTCTATGAAAATGAGCGTTTTCTGTGGATAACCTGTGGATAAAAATTGATTTTTAACTATGCATTAAGACAACACGCATCTATGCACTACCCTACACAAATTTGAAGATTGCTAGGTCAAATAATGTTGACAAAAAAAATGGTGATTTTTTATTATGCATAGTGTAGGGTTCCAACCCAACACTAAAAAGCGAACCCTACATACAGTTTTCTCAATAATATCAAATACAATGTAGGGTTATACCCTGTAGGGTTATATATTAGATATCTAAAAAATAAATAAGGTATATATGTTGTAGGAATCCGATATAGCGATTTAACCCTACACAACCCTACACTAGACAAGTCCAGCAGGTTGTTAAAATTGAAAGTTGATTTATAAGAATGGGCGTTAGCCCTATGTGACAGCAGTAGGCCTTGACAGGCCGTCCTGAGATAGATAGATTACCTTCATGCTAGTTGAATGTCAACATTTCCTATTGCCAATACCACCAGTAGCTTGCGCGCGCGCAAGGATTACTAGGAATGGCTCATACAATCCTAGAAAGACTACAGAGGCAAAGGATACCGTCAGGTATCTAGTGACCAGCAAACCGCACAGGATGCATTCTGGTGCGGTTAAACTTATTATATTGCTAAACATCCAGAAGCCTAAGTCTTCTAAGAACGTCCTCCCAGCAGTGAAGCCCGATATTGATAACTATGCAAAGCTAGTGATGGACGCCCTTAACGGCGTTCTTTGGAAAGATGATGGACAAATATGCTATCTAGTATGCCGTAAGGTATATTCTAATACACCCTCTATTGAGATTTGGAGCTATGACTATGAACCATAAAAAAGGCGACAAGGTGCTAATATTTACTCACTTCAAAGGAAAGCCTCAATGGCTACCTGCAAGAGTTGAGAAGATAATGGAGATAATGGAGAATTGTACCCATATTGGCGTGTACGTTAGAAAGGACTATCAAGGCCTTATTGATGGCGCCAATTATACCGTACTACCAGCAGAATTCGTTTTTGGCGATATTGTCTATGCCGATAAATGGGTAACGTCTATTGACCAAGGCTTGAACAAATTTGTATCAGCCTATGATAATTCTGCAGAAGCTTGGATTGAAAAACCTACTTCTGCGCCTGAGTCAGCCACGGCTTCTCAAACCCAGAACTAGGCCTAAAGCCCACATGCTTAGATTGCGCCTTAAGCCACTTCGACAGTGCTAAGGCGATATCCCTGCCCAATTCATCTAACCTAGCAGTGAGTTCAAACGCTCCCCTGCTGTTGATGGTAAATGGCTCAACCACAATTATCAGCCTATGCTGTGGCAACGCAGGGTCATGAACCGCACCACCAGAAGCGAACCATTTTTCATACTTTTTACCCCATTGAGAGCAGGCCTTTTCTAGCGTCTTTGCTAGGTCAGAACCTTCTGGCAGGGAATACCTAATCTTACTGTGTATTATTTCGCCTTCTTTAGCAGTGCCAAGGCTTAAGCATAAGGGAAGCTTCCCATCAGGTGCGTTAAGAAAACTAGTTCCATCCTTAGAACTAGTATCCTTTTTCTTAGGAACTTCTTCCCAAGCAACACCTTCAAGATCCAGCTCTTCCCTGAGTGCTCTTGAATAAAGATCAACTGTGCTAGCTTGCTCCAGCATTCCAGACACAGTAGAACCAATTTGCTCAATAACTGCTGTATGGTATCTCATAGATACTACTCCCTTAAATTATGCCCAAGATGGTTTTGATTCTAGTTCTACATCGCCATTAAATGACCAAAAGAAAAGGTTAGGTTGTGGTGTGTTAGTTGTATACGCTTTTACAGTGTTAGTATTTGGTACTGCAAAGGCTGATATTGCGCCAGATTGGTTAAACCCAGACACACCCGATGTTGCAGGTATTGGTTGATCATAATCAGACACGTTTTTAAATGTTACTCCAGTGATACTAAGCTCAAATGAATTTGTAGAGGTTGTGCTTCCAGGTGCAAATGTAAGGGTAAACTTAAGCCTCCATTGCCCAGTAGGAGTTTGATAAGCCTCATACACTTCACGCCTAACCGCTACAAATGCACCATAACCAGACACGTTAGCAGCTCTTGACGTGGTGTCTACATAGGAAAGATTATACTTATTTAATGTTTTCCATTCTGTAGTAGAACCTTGAACTTGAGCAGCTTGATTGATTGCATAAAGCGTAATACTTGCCGCGCCGTCAATGGTCTCAGCAGAATCACCATCAATGATTACTGTTCCTGCGCCATTATCAATTTTCTTCACTCTGATAGGCCTAGCTTGGTTTGAAGCCAATGCTGGCAATGTGATAGTTCTGTTAGAAGCTCCAGTGCTTACAAGTATGGTTGTATAGCCATCATTGTCCAGAATTGTATAGTTTGCGCTTGTGACTGTGTGAACAGATTCAGAACCACCAGCACCACCACCAACAATGTTAAAGCTAGTGCCATCATCAGCGACTACTTTATTTAGTGTTAAATCCCATGCAATAGTACCCTCTTTTCTAGTAAGTGCAGCCAAGTTTGCACTAGTCTCAGCAGGTAAAGTGATCCTACTCGCATCGGTAGCAGTACCGCCATCAATGTCTTTATTGGTTAAAATATCCTGAGTATCGTCTCCGATTAAAGTAGTGTCAGCATCAGGAATTTGTATTGTCCTGTCATCTGTATGCTGTGATTGCAAAGTTAATTTTTTAGCTGTAGTAGCTAAAGACAAGTCAAAATCTAGTGCTTTTGTGTTGTCTGTAGCATCAACAAGTAAGGTTGTATCTACTTCAAGTGTTTTATTTTCCAGTACCTGAGCAGCAGCAGTGGTAACAAGTGTTCCAGCTCCAGAAGGAATTTGTACCCTTCCAGCATTATAAAACTCTTTCATTGTTGCGCCGGTAACGTCCAGCTTATTGCAGCGCACATCATCAATTTTCATAGTCCATGCTGCAGTACCAGTACCTGATATGTGGCAGATAACTCGAAGGTTAGTGCTTGACGCGCTATTGATAAAGTTACATGAAAATTGACTTGCACCTGTAGCAACACGTTGATTGCCTACTGCTGTCAGCAATGCGCTATTGGTTACGTCATAGACGAATACATCCATAGTTTCAGTAGTACCGTTATATCCTGCAGCCATCACTGCATCAAATTGAACTTGGATTACTTTTCCTTGCCATCCGACAGGTGAATCTCCTGCGATTGAGAATCCTTCTCCTTGCCTGTTTACTGCATCTTTTGTGCATAATCCAGAAGCTATTCCCGAAAGAGGTGATGAAGTTGAACGTACAAAGGTAATTCCAGGAGTTCCACCAGTACCATTCAAAGGGGATACACCAGCCGTATTCTGGTATGCCTCCCAAGGTGATAACTCGGCTTCAAATCGGCCGTTTTTTACAATATCAACAAGACCATCATTGTCTATTGTTGCGCCTGATCGAAGTAGTAGGCCATCGGTTGTTAATGTTTTTGTTCTTCTTCCAGCAAAAATCGTAGGTGATCCCATTGTATTGCCTCCATGCAATAGTGTTTAAAAAACAGATTAGGATATCTCATACCAATTCACAGAATCGGTTACAAAGATAGCTTGCTGCCTATCGCCTTCCATGACAAAACTAGCAGCAACACCTTCTATTTCCTCTGATCCGAATCTGGCTATTGTAATGTTATTTACTGATCCTAGTCCAGACTTGTCTTTCACTACAATGTATTTTGTAGTTGCTGGATCCGGCAACGTCAGCGTTCTAGCAGCAGTAGTATCGACTAAGTGAATAGCCTTATCTGTGAGAGTTACGTTAGATGATATGGTAACTATTGTCTCAGCAGCCAAAGCAGTATTGCCGCCTAATGGTCCCCATGCACCATTTTGGTAAGCTTTCATCTCGTTGTCAGTGCTGCTATAAACTTGCATACCATTTACTGGTGTTAGTGCGCTTATTTGAGCATTGGTAAGGTTAGCAAACAACACCGCACCATCAGTAACTTCAAGATCAACACTTGAGTTTGTAACTGTATCATCACTGACAGCAGCACCACCGATTTTAAGGCTTCCAGCCATCCAGTTATTGACTGCTGGCTTGATATAAACGCCCCATTCTGCAGTTCCTACCGATCCAAAAGGCACATCAAACTCATATCCATAAAGTCTATTTACTGTAGTTACGCCATTAGGTATTGCAAGCGATCTACACAAGGCAACAGTATCAATTGTTCCACCACCAGCCGATGCATCAAGAGACAAGGCAAATACCGCGCCACTCATTCTATCTACAGTAGCCCCAGCGCCTAGCGTAGCAACAGCAGGTAATCCAAGGGCAGATAGTCCAAGGAATGCAGTAGTCACAGTAGCGTTATCGCCAATGTTGAATAGTGCTGCAGTGTTTACGCCTAATGTATCTGCATTTGCAATAGTTGCGTTTGCTGCAACAGTAGGGGAAGTCACAATTGAATGACCAGAACTTGGTTGGCCACCACCATCCGTTAAATTGTATTGTCTAAAAGCATCAAATCTTGCGCAGCTAAAATCACCGCTGAATTCTAGCGCACCAGTAATTGCTACTTTTCCATCAAGATATGCAGCATATATGTTTCCTGCATTTTCTCCATTTGCAAAGTTATCAGGCCCATCAGTAACTTGGGTATTTGTTCCTGTTCCAGTGATAGTAATGGTAATGTTAGCAGCAAATCCGCCATTAGCTTCAAATGCAGCTTTGATTTGGTTAGCAGTAGAAACACCGCTTTCTATCTGGCATTCGATTGTCTGTCCTGAAATACTTACTACTTCACTACCTGCAGTAGCTCCAGGAGTGTATTCGATTGTATAAGCGTTATTGTCTCCAGGATTATTCCATGTAAATGTTAAATCTTGGATTGTTAAAGTAGACTGTACTCCTGCATATGCAGTGACATTATCCATACTAACTTGTAGACCAGCCGCATACCTTGCACTAACAATAGTAGGGTTTATGTTTACCCCATTCCAATTACTATTGAGATTCATAGTAGGATAATTACCGGCAATAGATACGCCGTTAAATGAAGCGTTTCCTGTAAATGCTGTAATGTCAGGAATTACATTTAGGCCAATATATTGATTGTTATTTGGAACATTAGCAAGGCTTGGAGCTGCGTTAAATGAGGTATGACCAGCTAACATAGTGCAGTCAATATTTGCATTATCATAGAATGCTGTCATGTATGCGTTAGTCGTCATCGTAGCAGCGGCATTTACGTTAGGTTGAAAACCGTACCCTTGTAATGGTCCGTCAATAGTCACGTTTGCAGCAAATCCGCCAAATCCCATAATCCAAGACATTCCTTCAATAGTAATTGCATCAGTGCCATTACCAATAGAGGCATTTAGTTGTATGTGTTCAAGGTTTCCAGTGTCTGACTTGTTTACGTTGCTAATGTTTGAAAAAATATTCCTAACAGCATTTCCATTTTGTCCCAAGTCAAAACCATCATCATTGGTGTCAATGGAAGACGTGATACTAATGTTTGTTCTACCAGTATTTGGAGCGTTGACTGTCGGGTTTACTTGCTGATTAAATTGGTGCAAATTACCACTTTGAGCATCAACAACATCCAAAGTCTCAGATAAATTTAAACCGAGAAAAGTTCCGTCAATTGCCAACTCGTTTGCTGTTGAAAAGTTTCCAGCGTTATCAAAAAAGGCAAGTCTGTTAGCTGTTCCAGTAGGAGAAACTTTATCGTTGAAAGTATTCCAATCTGCAGAAGTTAAATATCCGTCAGTTGTGGTATCTGCAGCAGCCATCGCAAGAGTTCTATCTGCAGTAAGATCACCACCTCCAGTAATTGGGGCAGTAGTGGATATAGTTCTCGCAGTTGTAACGTAACTACCTGCAGGTTGTTTACCGTTAAAGGTATTCCAATCTGTGGAAGATAAATATCCGTCTGTAGTTGTGTCAGCAGCAGGAATAGATAAATTTCTAGTTGCTGAAAGGTCACCACCACCTGTTAATGGGGCAGTAGTTTGAATCTCTGTTGCTTGCAGCGCATAGCTTCCAGCAGGTTGTTTACCATTAAAGGTGTTCCAATCTGTTGAGGATAAATACCCATCAGTTGATCCATCTGCAGCCGGTATTGCTATTGTCCTATCAGCAGATAAATCACCACCTCCAGTAATCGGTGAAGTAGTCGCTATCGTTCTTGAAGGTGATACTTTAGCTGCAAATGTAGTGTGGTCAGCAGCCGTTAGATAACCATCCACGCTATTAGTAGATGCCGCCATTGCTAGCGTTCTATCTGCAGATAAATCACCACCTCCAGTTATCGGCGCTGTAGTGTTGATTGCCCTTGCTGTTGTCGGGTAACTTCCAGCCGGTTGCTTATTGTTGAAAGTATTCCAGTCTGTTGAGCTAAGATATCCGTCAGTGCTTCCATCCGCCAAAGCAATGCTAATAGTCCTGTTAGAAGAAAGATCACCGCCACCCGATAAAGGCCCAGAAGTTGAAATTGTTCTGGCTGTTGTGACATATGAACCACTCGCTTGTTTGCCATCTAATTGAGTTTGAACATCGCTTGTTACAGTCGTTAAATATTGTACAGCCGATGCCGGTAGTGTTCCAGTAACCTCAGTTGATAAATCAATTGCTGATACAGACAAGACACCACTAGCTAAGATCGGCCTACCGGATAGAGTAGCCGCTTTAATCGCTTTGCCTGTTGTACCATTGAATAGAACAAGTTGATTATTAACAGAACTAGCAGGACCGTTAACGTCCCCAGAACCGCCACCACCACCCCCACCAGAAGTGATAAGTACACCAGTAGCAGGGTCACATTCCACAAGATAGAAGTCATTATCTGAATTTCCTTTGGCTACTAAAAACATAGGCTCCATTTGAAGAGCCTTGTCAGGATTCGCAGATACAAACACAGACCATTCAGTTAAAGCCATTTTCTACCTCAAGATGTTTGTATTTCACCCGTGCCGGTATCAATTTCGGTCAGGTAAAAATCGTTGTCAGCATTACTTTTTGCTACCAAACATATTGGCTTTACTTGTCTACTCGTGTCCTCATTGGACGCTACAAAATCACCCCATTCGACGGGAGCAGTACCTAGCCCTGAACCTGTGGTAAGAAGTGTACCGCTAGCAGGGTCACATTCTGAGATATACAGGTCATTATCTGAGTTACCTTTTAGAACCAAACAAGCAGAAGCCATTTGCAAAGCCTTCTCAGGATTCGCCGCAATGAAGTCTGTTAGCTTAGTCAGTGCCATCAGTTAGTACCTGCGATCCATACTTTTTTGAAACAATCTTCACAATCTATATTGATCTTGCAAGATCCTGCACCGCCGATAAATCTAGCTGCGAGGCCCCAATTGATCCTTACACCCCTTGGGACAATAAACTCAGCTCGATTATCAGCAGTACCAGAACCGGCGAAAACTTGAGTGTATATCAATCTAGCCTTTGAAGGATTCAAAGCAGCCGCAATATTCTTTTGTGCATCCGTTATGGTTACGCCTGTATCAACATCAGCGCCGCCATCTTCCCCATTTATGTCCCATATTTCTATGGTTCCACCATTGATACCGTCAGGCATTACTTCAGCTTGAAATAACCACCCTGCAGCAGGTGATCTTTTTTGGCTTCCAGCGTCTCCAGTTCCATCCCCTGGTGTTACATCTGGGAGATAGATTTGTGTAATATTTCCAGTAGAAGTTACAGCAGATATTTGAACCACAAAACTCGACATATTAACCTCTTGCTATTTTGAAATTTTTAAAGGTGTCATTCTCGTCATTTTCTCGAAGTAATTCGTTTAAAATGCCAGAAGGTCCACGCTTTTTTAGAACCATTTTGTACTTATTTTTCTTCATTGTACTAGATTCTAAATCGTCTGAAAACCTTGGCAGTCTATTTCTTTCCAAAAGCTCTTGAGTTCTTTCGTCATCCATTTGTTTTAAGACTGATAAAGTGCTCATCTATCCCCCCTGTACAGTTGGATTAGCGTTACCTTGTTTGGTATTTGCAGAAGGCGCGCTTGGATCGACAGGTTTAGGCCCAGGAGCACCAGCCGCCGATGGTAAGTTTGGCGTTTCAGGCTGTCTAGCAGTCTGTTGTTTTACCTGCTGATCTACTTCAGCTTGTACCTGCTTTTGTTGCTGTACTTGCTGTTTTTGTTGAGTGTTATAATAAATCATTGGTAAAGTCTTAACTTCTGTCTGTCTAGCTTGCGCGGCCATAGCCGGTACTTGCTGTGTACTTCCAGGAGCGACTTCTCCAGCCTTCTCTTTTTGCTGAATCCTATGCTGTTCCATGTGCAAAATGATAGTTCTTAAGACTTCTTCGTTTTGAAGGATATCTTCAGAATTTTCGATCAAAAATCTTGCGTGGGAATCAATGTGTATATTGTCATCGTCTTCAAACAAGACCATAGGCATATGCAAACCTTCAGCATTCGGCCCAAGTCTGTTGTAGTCCATGTATACTTCGTTCTCTCTTGTAGCCCTATCCCTGTGAGAGCTTGAACCATCTCGCAATGTTTCAGCATCGAAGTATTTTAGGTATCTATCTAGCGTCTCAGCATCTTGCCCAAGCCTTTGCTGCAATGGACCTTTAGCAAGTTCCTGCAAAGTAGCCTGATTTGATGCCTTTGACTTGATAGCCATACTTCCAGGAGTTACTTTGATATCGACGCCGTAATCAATTGGAGTAGATAAGAAAGCAACTACATCTTGGATCTTAAACTCACCTGCAGCAGACCTTTGTAGAAAGCCCATCACATTATCATCTAACTTGATAGCGTTCTGCTTAAGGCAAGCTAATAGCTTCTCACCAATTCCAGACACAAACCCTTCAAACTGCTTTCTAGCAGGTGTTAGGCGTCTTTGTTCACGCTCTTCTAACTGCTTTAATGCGTATCCAGAACTTACACCCTTAGACCTATCGCCTCTGATAGCGTCCATAGCTCCAGATACTTCATAAATCTCATCTTTATCCATGGTTTTGAGCTGCGCTAATACTGCTGGCATAGCGTTATTGTCGCTGGCATACCGAATAGCGCCATCAGGGTCATTAGTTTCTACTATCTGACCTGGTTCACCGCTTAGTTTTTGCGGATCAATACCTGATCCGGTCTTAATGAGAGCAATAGAACCAAAATTTCGCCTAATCGCTGTTGCAATTAGTGAATCTTTGACGTTGTTTTCTTTGTTTTTAGCAATAACATCATTTAATGGACCTGCAGCAATGCTCGAAGGTGCCACTGCTAACCACTGCGCCTCAACAAATGGATGCCAGCCATCTAGTTTGTTTGTTTTATATCCGTTTTCTGTAACGTGTGTGCATCTACCGTTAGCAATAACCAATTTTCTACCATTTGGCCATTTTTCAGTAGGTTTATCGTAGTGTTCTATAACTAGGATCTTGTTTTTTAGTACCGATCCTTTCATGACTGATTCGGCACGTCTCCAAGTATCCTGTAAACTAGGTGGAGTAATATATTGAAGCCTCATGAAATGCTTCACAGCAAAGCTATGAACAATGGAATCTGAGCTTGTGGGAGCTACATCTTTGAAGTGTTTTGTTCTGCCACCCTCATCACCATATTCTGACAAAAATTCATCGTAATCTATAAGCCTAAGGTGATTACACCATTTTGTTTTATGGAATCCAGGAGAGCCGATTTCTCTCGAATACTCGAAAGGTGTCAGCATGGTGACACGAACATCTCCAGACATAACTTTCTTGTTTACCTGCATACCTGACGCATCAAGTATCGGCTCCCATCTTTGCTCATATCTAGGCTGGCCATTGCTATCCAATCCTTGAATAGGCTCTTCTATCAAGCCTCCAAGGTAAGGATTATCGACCATCCCAGTTGTATAAACAGGAGCTTTAATTTTGCGCCATTGTGGTACTTCTAGCGTAGTACCTGTTTTATTATTCCAATCTACTTTGGCGGCCATTTGCCCAAATGCTGCAAACATGACAGCAGAACTAAAGAGTTCTTTATCCATCATGAGCCGAACCATATAAGCTTCAAGAATCTTCTCTGATATTTTTTTAAACCGCTTGCCTTTTAGACTTGATTCATCTGTAGTTTCAGCAGACCATGTAGGTAAATCACCATAAATCAATGCAGAAAGAGCTTCTAAGACTGTACGGGCAATATTCGTACTACTCTTTTGGGACAATGGTGATTCACGTCTAAGAAAATCTACATCTACCGCAAAATCGTATCTTTGGGACCATTTTAAATTTTGATTTCCGTAGACAAAATTAATATTTTCAAACCACTTTTGACACCATCTGCGCCGAAAGCTTTCTTGTTCAAGACAAAATTCCATAACGACAGGACCGAGCCTATCTATCTCATCTTGGCACCATGGAAGGTTAGGAGTTCTTAATTTTGCTAAATCAAAATCTTTCATTTATTTTTCTTACCTTTCAGCTCTTTTGGAGCTTCTGGTGCATCATCGGCAAGCCCAAGCATCTTACCTAAAAGATCCTCTTGTTCACTTGATAGATATTTTTCTTCGTTTTCTTCCTCATTTTGAGAAGGCTTACCTGCCACTTTGTATTGACCATCGGCTGCAATAGCCGCTTCAATACTATGGCAAGCTTGCCTTATCATTGTGAGCATTCCGACAATATGCTGCTTTGTTGCAACGTGCATCACGTCCACCTTTGTAAAATTTTATTAGATTGATCCAGCTCTAACGCCTCTTTCGTCCTTTTTCAATGCGACTTGTAGGCCCAAAGTCACAGAAGTAGGAGCGCCAGCAGTGTAGAACAAGAAACTAGGAACGATAGAAGAAGTAGTAATTTTGTACTCTGTAGTTGCAGCTAGTGCAGCTCCAGCAGCAATTTTAACTTTAGCATCTTCAAATGCAGGAGCTGACCAGCTCACGCGAGAATCTGCTTTTAGGATGATTTGGTCTAAAGCAGCCTTTGCAGCAGCTCCCAAAGTAGTATCATCGGCTTCTGTCCAAAAAGTACCTGCAGTATCTGCAATGTCCATAGTCAAGTCACTGTTAGCTTGCGTGAATTTCAAAACGAAAGTCTGGTGACAGCGAGTAGTGACAGGCTCATCAATGTATGTTGCGTATGCTTTGTACTCAGTGATAACTCTAGCCATAGTATAAAACCTCCATGTTATAAACCGCACTACCTGCGCGGTTAATTATGTGCGAAACTCTGCTCTATTTTAGAACCTTTTAGCTTATTCTGCAAAGCTTTACGCTCTTTTTCTAGTAATAATTTCCTTAAAGGGTCTTCCAGCGCCTCTCTCGCACCGGCGCTAGCTAGTGCCATGTTCTCAAAAGGTTGTGCCACGCTACCGATACCATATGCCGCTTTACCAACACCTTTGGTAACAGCTCCAGCGCCCTTAAGCCCCAAACCGAATCCTTTGACAGCAGTATCAGTACCCTTGTCTATATTGCGGCCAATGGTGCCCATATTCTCGAAAGCCTTACCTGTGTTTTGTCCATACTTGGCAGCCCTTGCAATAGTCTCTTCACTAGCGTCCATCCCTTTAGCTGCCTTTTCTGCTACGTTTCGTAGGATATTTCTTGATTTGATTGTGGGAGCATCTGCAGCCGATCCCCTAAACTGACGGTTAAATGTATCTACCCCAGACAATGGAGCTTGCTTTGATACTACCTCTTCAGCACCTTGGGCAAACGTCTCAGCAGCATCCTTGCCAACCATATCCTTCAGGAATTTGGTCTTTCCAACTGCATTAGCACCTTTCGCCACTGCATTAGTTGCATATTCAGGAGCTTGCAAAGCCATTGCAGCCATTTGCGCTTGGCTAAATACAGGAGTTATAGCTTTGAAGCCTTCTCTGACTAATTGGTTATCTAAAGCCTTGCCACCTTCGCCCACCAAGGATCCGGTGGCGTCCAGTGTAGTTCCTGCGCCTTTCAAAATTGTAGAACCTATGCCAGTTCTGGCCATATGCTTAAGGCTTTCTTCACTGGCTGCATTTGCCAATATTTTAGCCTCTGCCTCAGTAGCACCTTGCGCGATAGCCCTCGAAAAGGCTTGCTTTCCACTAGCCATCAATGGCTTTGCTAACCTTCCGGCAAGTGCACCACCACCGGCAAGCCCAGCGTCAAGAGCAGAACCTATAGCAACATCTTTGAGCTGGCCACCTAATGTAGTGACATCAGCATATTCAGGATCGAAGTAGTTTAAAGCCCCTCTTATAGCGGCTTCAGAAGCAGCCCCACCAGCAGCAGCACCAGCCACAGTACCGAAAGGCCCCGCAACGCCAGTTCCAGCAATTGCTCCACCTGCAGCTCCGAGGCCATGGATCGTCTCAAGCCCTGCCTCGGTAAGATCCCCAGTATCCCAATCTTTCGTATTCGTGAGCGAATGCCACTGGTTTGTTGACGGGTCGAAGTAGTGCCAATCTCTGCCGTAGCCGATAACATTTGCATTTTC